ATTGACGTGTCCTTGGGTCGGAGACGCACCATCCGCCACCAATGTAGCTACATCAGCGGCCACCGTAGCCGTCGACGGAAAGTCTCCCTGGCGAGAAACAGCCGGTGGAGTAGCCGCCGAATATGAAACGCTATTGAATGCCACGGCAATACTCCAATCTGGTTGACTGGGCCGTCACCCTTTAGGGGCAACGACCCATCAAACTCTTACATCTCGACGGTTTCACACGCCAAGTAGCCATTGCCGGTCGCGGTAGCCGCAGCCGTCAAGGTCACAACGATATCGAACTTGCCACCCGGATCGCTGGTCAGACCAACGGCTTCCCACAGCGCTTTTCCGCGGTTGGCGAGGGTGTAGAAACCACCTTCGAAGGTGATATCGACCGGGGTCAGCGCACCAGCCACGAACGAATAGGCTGAAGCGAAGAAGTCCGCGTCGATCACGGTGCCGGGAGTGATCCCGACCGCGCAATCCTGGGCGATATCCGCATAGTAGACGCCAACATCGCCGATGGCACCCGTAGTCGCGGCATTTTCGACCGTAAGTTTCTTCACGCGAGCGTTCGAAGGCACCCGAAGCACGAGATACTTCGAGGCGATGCTATCGCCGTTGGTCATCGTGAAGAAGTCGTCAGTCTTCTTCATGCGACCGGCAGCACCAAGACCAGCCTGCGCCGCAATACGAGGCGACGCATCTACGTTGGTGATGCTGACGGATTTTACAGTTACAACACTCATGGGTCAGTCTCCTTACGGGGTGATATCGACGCCGGAGGTATCGGCAGCGAGGATTTGGATGACCTTGCCTGCTTCAGTACGGGTGGCGCCGTAGGAGACGACCGTGCTGATATCCCAAGGGTTGGACGAGAGGTCGAAACGCTGTGCGACCTGGGTCTTGATGTCCTGCCACATACCAAGGTACACGCCAGACTTCACGAACAGGATGCACCCGCGAGTGTTCGCCGAAACAACCGGCAGACGCTCGGAGACCACGATGTCGAAGCCCATGAACCGGCGGACGACACCATTCTCCAGGATACCGCCCTGCTGATTGAAGTCAGACGAGGTAACGAGAGCCTGGTTGCGGAGATCGGCGTGCTGCGAGGAACCAATGACCAAGCAAGCGCCCGAAGACATAAGTTCGTCAGTATTGTGGTAGTGCTCCAGAATGCGCCGGGCTTCGTTCAGTTTCGCAACTGTGAGGCCCACCGCGGCACCGGCACCGAAGGCGGCAGCGATCTGGAAGTTGGTAGTGTTGAAGGTTTCCGTAGTCAGCGAACCAGCGTCCACGCCAATCGTGGCGGAAACGGTCGCGGCACGGATGATTTCGTCGTCGAATGCGCGGGCGACTGCCGAGGCAGCACGTTCCACCAGTTTCGACTTCGGATCAATCGGGGTTTTCAACTGGTCGAAGCTGTCAACCAACTGATCGCCTTCCTTGTCGATGGGCATAACCCACCGGCGCTGGTATTCAGCCGGGATGTTCTGCTTCGGAGCAAAACGGCCCTCGGGGGTCTTCAGCGACATCGCGGAGACAAGGTTGATGGGGGACGCGATTTTCGAACCGGCGTGGGAGCCGCTTTCGACTTTGCCGCGCAGCATAGACATGTTCTGCTGCAAATTGAGATTGAGCAGGGTCTTATACTGCGTGATGAAAAGGTCTGCAAGACCAGTGTCAGCCATGGGATCACTCCATTACGTTGAGGATTTCCCACGGCTTCAAAATGAAGGTGTCGGGGCGCCAGGAGAGGAAAATGTGACAGGAGGCACCAAAACCTCCCCTGGCATTGTGTTGTTTATATCACAGGAAAAGCCTTGTCAAGCCCCCGTCATCCGCCGGGTCAAATCATTGAACTCCTGGACAGCCAAGACGTCGCCTTTATAGAGTTTATCCGCCCACAATCGGTCCTTCATGAGCAAATCCATCTTGTAGGTGGCTTCGTCCTTGGTAAGAGCGCCCGGGGTTGGCCCACCACCACGAACGAATTTGTCTTCGCCCATACTGGTGCCAATTGACCTGAACATTTCCATCGTTGCGGCATATCCGATGGTTTTCTCCAGCGCCGACTGCTGTTCGGAGGTTATGCCGAACTTGGCCATCGCATTATCGGCGACGATCTTGTTCGTAGCCATTCCCGCGCCCCAGTTTGCGGCCAATTTCTCCGTCTCTTGGGCGAGTTTAGCTGCTTGTTCCGTCGAGAATTTCAGACCTTCGGTCTCGGAAATCTTGATCAACTTTTGCGCCAGCAATTGCGCTGTCGCTTTCGGGAGATTGAGTTCCTTGGCCATCGTCTGGAGAGCGGTTACTTCATCGGCGCCGACTTCCCGGCCGTCGGTGAACTTGATAGCGGTGAAATCATAGTCCGCTGCCTTCTCGGGAACCCCGAGCCTGGCATGGACCTTGTTCCAACCTTCAACGTCCGACAAGTCTTTCGGCATCCTGAGAAGTTGATCCTGTGGGGCGCCAATCAGCTTCTCGGCTTCACGATGGGCTTTCGTTGCTGCAAGAGCAACCTCCGTGGGAGTGAGTTTGTCCCATCCGCGGTTCTGGAGATACCCCATGGTCTCGCTATCAGGGGTGCCGTACCATGCCTCGGGAGGCGGGGGTGCAATGGGTGTCGTATCTTCGGCCATTGGTCTTATCCTTTTGTGAAGAGTTGGGCTAGTTGTTCTGGAGACAAGTTCAGGTGTTGCTGGATGCGGAGCCATACTTCGCGGCGTCCTTCCAGCAACAGGGTGCGGTCATGGTCTCCGGGCATGACGCAACTCTCGCTAGCGCGACAAAATGTCGCAAGGTCTTCCAAGACCTGCCTGCCAGCGGGATTATCGTATTTGAATGTGAGTTGATAGCACTTCTTCCTGTCGCCAAGATACGAAAGTACTTTGTCGTATTGTTCCTTCAGCATCAGGAAGTCTTGAGGATTTGTGCATATCGTGACGGGTTGCTGGCTTTCCACGTATTGGCTGCGTTGATCGCGTCAGTCCCCGAGATGAAGTTTACGGTCGTCATCACCGGGTCCGAAGTGTCAGTCTTCTGGACGAGAAAAAGTACAGTATACATCTTTGTTATCCTTTTCACTTACTCTGCTGCCCACTGGATTTGTCCGGGAGTTTTTGAACTTTAGCGAGCGCGGCCGCGGCGGGTGCTGCTTGTATCTTCTGTTGCGCGTCCATCGCTTCCTGGCGCTTGGCACGTTTATCCTCAACGTCCTTTGGGTCGGCCATCCAGCTTTCGGGAACAGCCTGGATATCGGCAACTTCGCGGCTTATCACGTCGAAGTCGAACTGGTCGAGCAACGATGGGTCTTGCGTGATATTGACGATACCGCCGAGCAGTTCCATGGTGCGGCCGAAGCCAGCGACCTCCTGGGCACGCATGGCTTTGGCCAGCGGCGACGTGTAGACCACGGTGTACTCACCCTTGGCCTCCTGTAGGATCGGCGGCATCGGAGGCAGCAAACCCGCATCAGCGAGCAAGTCAAGTTCCCGCTCTATCATCGGGCCAAGATATTCCGATTGCTGCCGTCCGACCGTCGGGGCAAGAAGAATGCCCTTCTCATTGGTACGTTCGATCACTTCGGTCGCCGTCATCTGCGGCGCCTCCGTCAAAATCTGGAACAAGGTTACGAGGAATGCGTCATTGATGAGCAAACGTTCCTCGTCCATCATCTCCTTCGTGACCTGGATGTTGCCGACCGGCAGAGTGCCGACCAGGGGTTTGCCGTCAGCCGACATGCCACCTTTGTTGAGAGCGCCAGGGCGCATCGAGAAGTCCACCATGCCATCATCAGTCGTCAGTAGAACTGGCGTCCCAGCACGGTGTCCCTGGGTGAGGAAGTCCCTCTTTTCGGCGTTCAATGTCTTGATCGCAGGAAGGACCATCATCGCGGGCGAGCGCCCGTAGCTTTCCCCAGGAGTTTGATCGTAACGGGTAGTCGGAGCCGGGAAGGTGCGGTATCCACCTTCAGACAAGAACTTTTGCCCGTCGATAGCACAGTAGTAACTGGCGTAGGGCATAGCCTTGTTGTCGCGGCGTCCGGGGTCATAATCGGTTCTCGGGCACACCCGATGCAGGAACATGAATTGAGCGTTGACGTCGGTCGAGACTTTGATCACGTCTGGCAGAGCATCCTCGCCGAACTGTTGAACCGCCTGTTGTTTGTTCAATCGGAAGCGGCGGCAGAAGCCGTCGACCTGGCCCTGGAAGTTCTCTCGCAGGTACATCTCACCCAACGGGATCGAACGATAGCGTAGCCCGCGGCCGCCCTCGGGGCTCTGGAGGTGGTCGATCCACAGGCTCCCGTTTCCGAAGGCCCCAAGCGACGTATAGGTATTGAGGTTCTGCGACGAGAAGTTCGAGGTTGGCTTGTAGCGTTCCTTGAACAGCACCCGGGTCGCCATCTCGAACCACAGGCGGACCTCGCGGACCTTGGCCAGTTCCTCGTTGTCGGCTGACAAAGTGTGCCAAAATGAATTGCGTGGTGTAGG